ACTCGTGCCGTCAGGATAGACTTCACCAGCCATGTAGATTTGGGTAAGATGCTCTACACTGATAGCACCTTTCATGTAAAGATCAAACCACTTCGCAGCGTCATCTGGGGTGATTTCATGCGATACGAAGCGCTTATCGAATATTACCTTGAATGGGTCTTCATTCTGGAAATCCGCCAAAATCATTGCTGTTCGATTGATTGCTGCTTCGACCACATCTACAATATCGCGAAGAGACGCAGACTCAGCATTGAATCTCAATGAGATTGCTTCGGATGACTCAGAGCCATTAGGCGATTCCTGCAAAGCCTTAGCAGAAAGACTGATCATCTGACGTTCCTTATCAGCTAGAGCTGTCTCCAGCGCTTTCAAACCTTGGCCAGTAAACTCTAAGAACTTAGCGTCAGCGTTCCTTCCAGGTATCACTAGTAGCTCAGAAGAGCCTAGATACAGTGGTTTATCTGCTTCTGCGTTTAGAATAATAGGTGTCGGTAGGCCAACAAAGTGGCGACCATTCTCAAGATCAGCTCCAGTCATGTAGTGAGAATGATTGATATTCGCCACATCAAGCATCGCTGGTTTTGAGTCTTTAAAATTCAATCCAAGATGTGACATTGGAATGAATGGAATATAGTCTAAACGCTGACCTCGGTTAGTTGGCCGAATCGTTCTGATATGATCATTGTCAGAATCGTATAAGTCTTGAATATAGCGTGGGCCTTCCTCGGTATCTTCAAACGTCAGTACACGATATCGAATGACTTCTTCAAGATTAAATCGATCATCAGCTTTAGCTTCGAATGTTGATTCACGAAGCACAACGAACTGGTCATCTTTGTCATCATTCCAGTTGATAATGTCTTCGGCCTGATAAATGACAATATTGGGCCATTCATCAACTGTCTGATTTGCTGGGCGGTCGATTAAGATACCTCCACGAGTCATCAGACACATTTCAAGGAGTAGTCGTTTCTTCAGCTCCTTGAGGTCCATTTCGCCATTGGCCATCATGAAATCTTTAACGGGTCCTTCGCCTTCGAAAGATTCTGGCTTCGAAGTCGACAGACCAATCATAGCAGATACAGTCTTTGAAATAATCGAGAAGAACAACGCTCTACGTCTGTAGTCATCGTAGTCTTGCTTGTTCTGAGCCTTTAAACGATGCAAATACGTTTCAGCGGCACCTTTGACTCGATCTTCGCCATAATAAAAGTCACGAATCTTTGTGTATTGATTGATTCGCAGTTTGTATAATGGGTGCTTATCTGATACTGGCATTTTAATCCCCTAGGCGCCGGCTGTTTGGCCAACTTTTACAATATTGGATGCACGTAGAAGTCGATATCTAATAACGTCCCAACAGTGGTCTTCGCCTTTAGTATCAACATCCTCTGGATTCTTTGGACACGTTTCCAGGTTTGGAACTGTTCTTATTGTCGCTGCACAACTGCTAAACACAAAATATGCAGATTCTTCCATTGGTCGTTGCAAGCCGGCCTCCAGTCTGCACCTCATCAGATCAACGCCACGAATACGTGAACCTTGACTTTTATCACCACGAATAAATTGTATTCCAGATGACTCTAATTGCTCTGAGATGCTGTCTTGACCTGGCTCAGCTGAGAAAATAGAATTATCCGCTGGCCCTGCTTTAACTCTATGGTACCAGTCACGACTGGCTTCTTGTCGATGTATTCTACGACCTTGCTCAGCCGCAGGTAGTTTCAAGCCCGCTTGACTCTCGTCAGCAAAGTACAGCTCATCGATCTGAAAGAGTGTGCCAGCTGGAACCCAACACTCCCTACCAATATTGTCAATAAAAGTCTCACCATTGGCTTCAGCAAACCACAAACATGCAGCTGGAGCACTTGACCCGTAGTCGTAGCAGCGGTCAATACGCCATCCAGTAGGTATTTTGAATGGTTCAACTACATGATATATTGGATTCCACAAGTCAGAGAACTTGCCACCTGACAAAATGTCCCAGTCACCATCAATCATCGCCTGAACCATCTTACTATCACCCATACCTCTGACACGCTTGATATAGTCAGGGTCGGTTTGCATCATGACTTTGTTATCAGTCAATTTCGATGGTATGTAGACTCTTTTCATGCCTCCATCGTCTTCTGGTGCCTCATGGACTTTATAAGGACCAAAATCAACGAAGTTGCGTTTAAAGTAGTGGTGGCCAATGCCTCCAGGGTTACTGCCGTAGAGAATACGCGGTAGCTGACCTTTAATATGTTCTGGAACGCTTAATGAGCCTAAACGAACACGAGATCGAAGAAATCCGATCATAAACTGCGTAAAGTGAGTAGCCTCATCAATAATCAGGAGCCCGATCTGCGCACCTTGATACTGGTAGATGTCAGCTTCGTACTGACTATGCGCCAATTGGATGCGACTACCATTCCAGAACTCTATCGAGTTGTCAGATTTAGACCATTTCACGTCTCCAGCATCAATGAGAGGCTTGAGCATCTCCAAAAAGCCACCTGGAGTGTATATGTGGTTCGCCAGAATCTCTTTATACGTACGTCGGAATAGGTACGTAATCAATCCAGGCACTTCCACACTGAAATAGATCGCTGCAACTCGTCCAAGATAACTTTTACCACCGCCCATAGCTCCGCCATACAAGATCTCATTGGCTGGTGTCATTAAGCTTTCGGCTTGGTTATCGTAAAGCTGAAAATTAGCTGTTTGAGTCACGGTGCGTCTCTTCTACCACGGCATCGACATCCTCAATATCCTGAATAACCTGGCCATCAAAGCCATATGTATTGCCACGCTCAATGAGATGTGGTTTATCAGGAAACATTGAGATAACGACTCTGCGCTGATCGTCTTGACCGCCTTTATTCTCGACGGATTTGAGCTCGGGCTCGATGAATTTGCTGATCGTTTTATGGCACTCAAATTGGAGCTTCAGATCAGCGTCATCACGATGCGCAATGCGTGCTATAGAGACAAGAGGATGGTATTCGGGATATTCCCGTCTTATCATTGCCAGCAAATGGTCCCCATTGCTATCGCTCATCACGACCTCCGATCGGCGCTGAGTGCTTATTCGATTGTGAACGTCTTATAAACATGTCTTTAAGCCTTTTGGCTACGTCTGCGATGGCCTCTTCTCTGGCTACTGATACAGGTGGTGCGCAGTTCTCACCATCATATTCTTCGTGTGAAGCTACGAAAAGTCTTGCCAGATTAAGAATCGTTTCGCTCTCCCAAATACTTAACTCACATTTAAACACGTCACAATAGGCTTTAATATCGAGTGGCGCTATCGGCTGAAGTCCAAAACCTGAAGACTTAGCCGGACCAAGCTTGAGTGTGATATTCAGCAGATACTCTGCTCTACACTCAGGAAGCTCAAGTCTAAAATCCTCAGGGTTCTTGGCGTTGATCTCTTGCCATCGACTCTTTTTACTTTTCTCTGAGACCCTAGACCTGAGCCATGCTGTATGCTTTATGCAATCTTCCAGCTCGGCCTCTAGCTCTTCAAAAAATTGGCTCGCTCCTGCTGGAAGCCCAGCAATTGCTCACGCAGCCAACGATGCTCGTCAAACAGCTCCTTCGCGTTCTCACGATTGCACGCCAGAACTTCACCGTTCATCATGACACCCTGCCAGGACATCACTGATTCAACCAGCTGACCCGTCATCTTACGCTCAAGGTCATCAGCATCGAGTGATGTCTTACGACGCTTCATCATCGACTTCATCATGTTGCTCTGATACTGACGCATCTTGTCAGAGTCAGGACCAAGCACGGTAATCGTCACAGGTACATCCTTGCCATCAATTTCGACGTACGCAGGTTCATCTGTGTACGGATCAACGACATGATACGTTGCACCTGTATTCGAATCTTCAGCTGTATTAATCTTTCCAAAATCCATGGCGACCTCTTACTCTTCTGTAGGAATATTCTGGACTAGCTTGAATCCCCTGGACTCAGCGAGCTCTTCTAGTGTTTTGACTTCAAACAGCGGCAACAACTTACTAAGGTCACTGTCACTATGTAGTGCAACCTCAATAGTTGCAGTCACAATCTCGTCAGGTCTAAACCTAACGTCGATGGCCACGATGTCCTGAATCTCATGGCCTTCGTCCGTGTACACTTTAACACCGTTAGGAGCGTACGCGCCTTTGCCTTCCTTGGCTGGCATTGCTATTCTAACAGCCATCGTGCTTAGGTTCCAGGCACAATGTCATTGTCGATCTCGAGCACGCATGTCGCCATGGTGATCTGATCAACTGAGCCCACAGTTGTGCGGTACGACATGACCTGGGCGGTGGTGAAAACCACTGAACCGTCCTGGAAAGTCACTTTGACCGAATAACTGTTATCGTCGTCCTGGGCAGTCTGCAACAGTGTCTGACCTGCGTCTGTCACGTCGCGAGCCATTTGCAGAGTGATCGCACCGTCGTTGTAGGAGCCTTTACGCTTTACAGTCCGGCGGTCTTTCAGGGGGTTGTGGGTTACAAGGTTGTATTCGCGACCGAACTCACCGAGATCAGTAATTTCACCAATTTCCGTAAACACAACGCCTACATCTTCAAAGCCTGCGGCATCGTGCGAAGCGGGTAGATCTGCAGACAGCGATAGAAAGCTGCCTGCTGAGGTTTGAGCGTTTGAAGCCATTTCCGTCTCCTACAAATTCATTGGTCTCAACTATATCCCTTTGGACATTATTAGACACAG